TAAACCAAGATTATTGTATCATTTTAAAAGAAGAGGTTATAGAGGTTATTCTATGAATAGACCAGATAAATTAATAGGTAATTTATCAAAAACAGAATTAGAACTAGGTGGTATACCTAATTCATCTGAAGATATTAAACAGGCGCATGCCGCTGCTATTGAATCATATATAGAAGAATACGTTGGTAGAAAAGAAGAAAACCATGGAGATATGTTTTTTCAAAGAACATTAGAAGATTGGGCTAGATTTGATATATCAAAAAGAACAGCATTCGATGCATCTATAAGTAGTGGACTTGCTATAATGGCTTGCCGCAAGCACTTATACCGGCCAAGAGCTGAAAGAGTAGTTAAGAAACTTGATTTTGGATTTTCTAAATATGAAAACACTGGATCAAGAAGTGAGATAATAAAATAAATATGGCAAAAATAAAAGCACAAAATTACACATTCCCTAGTCAAGCAGTATCCGACTCTGTTAAGAAAACTCAAGAGTATGGTTTATCTGTAGGTAGAGCCATTGAACAAGAGTGGTTTAATAAAGACAATGGTGGGGTTAGTAGGTTTTATAATTCTAGAGAAGAATGCCATAGATTAAGATTATACGCACGCGGTGAGCAATCTATAAGAAAATATAAAGATGAATTTGCAACTAATGGAGATTTATCTTATTTAAATTTAGACTGGAAACCAGTGCCTATTGTTCCTAAATTTGTAGATATTGTAGTTAATGGAATGCAAGACAGAACTTTTACTATAAAAGCAGTTGGACAAGATGCTTTATCTACGGGTAAAAGAACTAAATTTGTTAATGATGTTCAGCAAGATTTAAACACAGCTGATTTGTTATTGAAAATGGAAACAAAATTAGGTGTTTCTGCTAGAAATTTTGCTGTAAATGAATTACCTGCTAACACAGAAGAGCTAGAACTTTACATGCAATTAAACTACAAGCAAGGTATAGAAATAGCTGAAGAACAAGCTATAGAAAATATATTTAAATCTAATAATTATGATCAAACAAAACGAAGAGTTGATTATGACATAGCAACAATAGGCATAGGCTGTGCAAAACATAGTTTTAATAATACAAACGGTATTGTTATAGACTACGTAGATCCAGCTAATTTAGTTTGGTCATATACTGAAGATCCTAATTTTGAAGACTGTTATTATTTTGGTGAAGTAAAAAATATAAAAGTTAATGAACTTAAAAAAGAATTTCCTGATTTACCTAATTCTGAAATAGAACAATTAGTTAAAGAAGGTTCTAATTGGAATACTTACAATACATTTAATCCTCAAGATAATCAAGTTAACGATTCTTTATCTCAAAATAATACATTAACTGTTTTGTATTTTAATTGGAAAACTTGGGAACATGATGTTTATAAAATAAAAGAAGTTGCCACTGGAGGTAAAAAAGCAATTGAAAAAGATGATTCTTTTGATCCACCTGAAAAAGAATCTATTAGATTTGAAAAAGTAAAACAAACTAGAGAAGTTATATACGAAGGCGTATTAGTTTTAGGAACTCGACAATTATTAAAATGGCAAAAGGCGACTAATATGGTTAGACCTGATGCAAATATTAATAAAGTAATGATGAATTACGTTGCAAGTGCTCCTAGAATGTATAAAGGCAGTATAGATTCTTTAGTAGCTAAAATGACACCTTATGCTGATTTAATACAATTAACTCATTTAAAACTTCAACAAGCTATACAAAGAATGACACCTTCAGGTGTTTACTTAGATGCTGATGGTTTAGCTGAAATAGATTTAGGTAATGGAAATAATTATAATCCTCAAGAAGCATTAAACATGTATTTTCAGACAGGTTCTATCATAGGTAGATCTTTGACTGTTGAAGGTGATCAAAATCTTGCAAAAGTTCCAATACAAGAACTTCCTGGTAGCAATGGAGATCAAGCTCAAGTACTAATTGGAGTTTATAATCAGTACATACAGATGATGAGAGATGTCACTGGTTTAAATGAAGCCAGAGATGGTTCTGATCCAGATCCAAATGCGCTTGTAGGTGTTCAAAAGTTAGCAGCAGCAAATAGTAATGTAGCAACTAGACACATACTTTACAGTAGCATGTTTATAACTACATCACTAGCTGAAGCAATATCTTTAAGATTTAAAGATGTATTAGAATTTCATCCTACAAAAGACTCTTTAATAGATTCTATAGGTCAATTTTCAGTAGGTTCTTTACAAGAAATTCAAAATTTAAATTTACATAATTTTGGTATATTTTTAGAATTAGAACCTGATGAAGATGAAAAAGCTTTATTAGAAGCTAATATTCAAATGGCTCTTTCAAGAGGTGATATATTTTTAGAAGATGCTATTGACATAAGAGAAGTAAATAATGTAAAATTAGCAAATCAACTTTTAAAATTTAGAAGAAAATCTAAACAAGCTGCAGATCAACAACAAGCTGCCGCCGCAAGTGCCGCTCAAGCTCAAGCTCAAGGTCAAGCTCAAATAGAAGTTGAAGCTGCAAAGGCTGATGCTGAACAAATAAAAACATCATCTAAAATACAATATAGAAAAGCTGATGTTGAATTTGAAATTAAAAAAATGGAACTTGAAACAAGATCTAAAAAAGAATTAATGCAATATGAATTTAACTTAAATGTTCAATTAAAACAATTAGAATTAAAATCACAAATGGAGCTTGCGGAAAAAAGTAATGCTACGGCTTTAACAAAAGAAGCTATGAAAGTAAATGATAGAGTTAGTGGATCTCCTAATAATGACAATCCCACTAAAGATTTTGAATCAGCAGGTAATGATACCTTAGGTGGCTTTGACATGGGAAGATTTGAAGCATCTTAAAACTTAAAAACAATTATATTTTATAAAATTATGGAAAACAAAACAGAAGATAAAGTTGAGGTTAAAGTTGTAGACGGCGGAGAAGATGTTATTACAACTCCTCAAGAAAAAGAAGTAGCGGTACTTGAAAAAGCTATTGAATCAGGTGAAGTAGATAAAGAATATGGACTTCAAGATGATGGAGTTTATAAAATAAACGTAGATAAAGAACCTCAAAAACAAGAAGAAAATGCCATTCCAGAGCGAGAAACAGAGAAGGTTTCTGTGGGCGAACGAACCGGAGATAGCCAAGAAGTGGACGGCGGAGTACGGGTCGAATCCAATAGCCAAGAAACTACCGAAGAAAAAAAAGAAGTAAACGAAACAATAGAAGATTCTCCATTAGAATTAATAAAAGATGAAGATGAAACTAAAGAGAAGGAAATAAAAGAAAAAGTTATTCCTTCAGCTGAACAAGAAATAGTAAAAGAAGAAAATTTACAAATGCCAGAAGGTGTTGATAAACTTGTAAAGTTTATGCAAGAAACCGGAGGAACAGTAGAAGATTATTCTAAACTAAATAGAGATTTAACTAAAATTGACAACGTAAGTTTAGTTAGAGAATACTATGAATTTACAAAACCACATTTAGACAAAGAAGATATCAATTTTTTAATGGATAAAAATTTTGCCTACGATAAAGAAGAGGACGAACAGTCCGATATTAAAGCTAAACAATTAGCTTTTAAAGAAGAACTATACAGTGCTAAAAATGCTTTAACAAAAGTAAAAGAACAATATTATACAGATCTTAAGTTAAGAAAAAATAATGATATTGCTCCAGAATATAAAAAAGCATTTGAACACTATAGTAAACAGCAACAATTAGAAATAGAATCAAATAAATTTAAAAAAGATTTTAACAATAAAACTGAACAAATGTTCTCTGATAATTTCAAAGGTTTTGATTTTAACGTTGGAGAAAATAAGTACAGATTTAAAGTTGAAAATGCTAAAAAAACAAAAGACTTTCAATCAGATATTACAAATTTTTTAAACCAATTTGAAGAAAACGGAAATGCAAAAGACGTGGATAAATACCATAAAGCAATATTTTCTGCACAAAATTCAGATAAAATAGCTAATCATTTTTATGAACAAGGCCGTGCCGATGCCATAAAAGATTCAGCTAGAAAAGCTAAAAACATAAACATGGATCCTAGAAGCGATGCATCTTCAGTTGTTACAAAATCAGGTGATAAAATTAGAGTAGTATCAGGCGATTCTTCTGATAAGTTGCGAATAAAATGGAAATAATAATAACAATTTAAAATCAAAACAATATGGCTTTTACAGCAGGCATACCAGCCGCTTTACAACCAACCCAAACTAAAGCAATGTACGGTGGAAA